GCCCCCCGACGGTGGAAGATTTTAATTTGGGCGGCGTAAGGATTGAGACTACGGCGGGATGGGCAGATACTGCAATTCCGGAACCATTCACCCAATCCATTCGGATGTTGGTGGGCCATTGGTACGAACACAGAACAGCGGTTACACAAAGCGGGGCCATCCCGCGCAGCTTGGCTCTTGGCGTTAATGCCCTACTTTCTCCATTGCGTTATATCGCTGTCGTATGAAGTTTGGAAAATTAGACCGTCGGATAAGGTTCCTGAAAAGGTCGCCGACACAAAACCCCTACGGGGATCCGGTTCCGGCATGGAACAATTTAGACGCGGCTGATAGCAGTTTAGGCGAAGTTTGGGCGGAGGTGATTTTTCCAGGAAGCCCAAAGGAAACGCCGCAAGCGTATGGCATATTCCCGGAACGCCATATAACGTTTAACATTCGCGACCCACGCGGATCCTTTACCATCCTCGATAATTTCCGAGTTGACTATAGCGGTGAGGATTATGACGTTATAGGCATTCAAGAAATTGGAAGGCTTGACGGCTTAAGAGTATTCTGTAAGAGAGTCCAAACGGATTAAAATGGGCTATTACAAGAAACTAAGTAGCGAAGGGCGGCGCAGATATTCCAGCAGCGAAAGGAAATTAAACAAGCCTCAAAATTCAGGCAATGCGGTAGATATTAATCTAACCGTTGACATAGAAAAAATGGTTTTGGAGTTCCAAAGGATTGGGAACTATAAGAGCTTAAAGAGAAACGCTGTTAAGGCCATACATACTAAAGTTGCCCAAAGCGGTGCGCGGTCAATGCGTAAGGCGGTTGTGGACTACCCGCGAACTATTGAGGTTCGAAGATCCGGAAGGTTTGGCGGAAAGGCTGGCCCGGACATTGATATAACACCCGGAACCCTTAGCCGCTCAATTGCGCCTATTGACCCCGGCAACGGAACCAATATGTGGCTTGGCCCAAGGTCGAGCGCGGTTAATGATGGAGTTAGGGCGGGCAGCACTAAAGATGGATGGTTCGCCCACATTGTAGACGCGGGCGACCAATACTTGGGACCAGGAGTAAACAAAAATTTCTTTAATAGGGGATTGGCTAAGGGCCGGACCAATATGGAGCGGGCTTTACGGCGTAACCATGCCAAGGCTTTAAATAAACACGTCACAAAATGAATGTAGGAAAAGCCATTTTCAATATCCTTAGCACCAACGCGGCAGTTAGTGAATTTGTCGGTTCTAGAATTTACCCGGAGATGGCTCCGGAGGAAGTAGAAACGCCGTTTATCGTTTACAGCATTTTAAGCATTGAACCCGCAGACACAAAAAACGCAACAAGCGAAGTAGATACAAGCCAACTCGAAACGTATTGCGTAGGTGAAAACTACTCTGACGTAATGGACGTAACTGAGGCGGTACGGGCGGCCTTGGACAGAAATGGAGGCAACTTTAACGGGATTCCAATCCAATCCATTCAATACTTAAGTGCAGACACTGAGTTTAACGCTACTCGCCGCGTCTATATCGCCCAACAAAGGTTTAACGTTAGGCAGCTTCGAACAGGCTTGGCCCCATCCATTAACCTCATCGGCCCCAATCCCATAACCGTGGGAGATGGAGCAAGCGTAAGTGGATTGGTTGACACAATTAACTTCAGTCCTACAAGCGTAAGCGTAAGCGATAACACCGCCATTGTTTCCATTACTCAGGTTGGCCAAAAGACGGAGTTCCGACAACAAGTTATTGAAAGTCAATATTTGACGGGCGGCGCGTCAGAAATTGACATTAATGGAACTACGGCGGTAAACATTCCGTTTAGTTCGCGCACTATCCAAGTCGGAGATAGGATTGTAGAAACCGGATCTGCGGGCAGCGGTGTAATTGGTTTGTTGGATGCTGGCTTGTATGAAATTAAGTTAATGGTTACCGCAAAAAGTAGCGGGCATGGAGTAGCCCCGCACTTTAGAATTACCCTTGAGGGCCAAGCTATTTTCCCTGACGGCACGGCATACATAAACCACCAACATGGGGTTACAGAGGACACCGCCGTTATGACTTCAGTTGTGGAGGCTCAAGCAAACGATAGAATTACAATCAGTGCATTCGATACCTCTACTATCGATTCTTCTATAAGTCTATCTTATGGAATGCTATCAGTGCGCCGAATTAACTAAATTCGCTTTTATGATTGAATACATTACAACCAATTGGGGCGAGTTGCTTTTGGCCTTTATGCTTTTTGCTAAAGCTGCCATTAATCTGCTTCCGGATAGTTCAGTAAAACCAAGAATGGTTTTTGGCTGGGTGGATGTCTTGGTGAATTCAATCGTAACAGATAGAAAAAAAAATTAGACCATGGCTATTCTTAACGGCACATTGTGCATTTTAAAATTGGTGGACGGAACAGGCGGAACGCCTACCGAATCTTTGGACCTTCAAACCGAGGGAACTTTGACAATTACACAGGAAGAAATTGAAGTAACCAACAAGCAAAGCGGCGGATTTTCTGCGTTTATTGGTGGAAAGCGCGGCGGCAGCATCAGCTTTAGCGGTTACTTTGACCCAAGCGCAACCGGAGTACAAACCCTGTCCGATTTGGTCGGAAGTTTTGATCTTGCCAGCCCTGGCTTTACGGATCGTTTAGTTTCTTTTACATTTGGAACAGCATCGGCATCGGCGGGCTTTATTGTAACGGGGGAAGCCATTATTGGAAGCCTTGACGTTTCAGCCAATACAGAGGAAACCGTAACCGTGAGCGGTACGTTGACTATGACCGGATCCTACGATATGGACTTCGCTTAATGGAAATCAAAATTCAAGGCAAGGTTTTTACTTTGCGGGCAGACTTGGCGGCCCTGATGTCATTCGAGCAGGAAACAGGCTTGAAATTTGGAGACATTGGAGAGGATTCCGCATTGTGGGAAGTAGGCAGCTTGGTTTATCATTTTGCCAAGCGCGGGGCTGAGGAATCCGGAGCCAAGTTTGACTATGATGTAAAAAGCTTTCTTGGGTTGGTCCAGGTCCATGACCTTGCTACGCTCATGGGTGCAGTAGGGACGCTTTTGGCTGGCCCAAAGTCATCCGAAAAAAAAGCGGAAGCGGCTCAGGCGTAAGGGTTGAACTGGAACAGATAATTGGGGCGGGGTTGGGGCTATTGCGCTTCGACCCCGCCGTGTTATATAGGCTGACTTACACAGAGTTTCTTTTGGCTTATAGTGCGTTTTTAGATAACCAGCACGAAAGCGAAAAACAGAGTTGGGAAAGAACGCGGTGGGCCACTTGTTACCTACTTAGTCCACACACAGGCAAAAAGAAACTTAAGCCCCAAGACCTTATTACCTTTCCATGGGAAAAGGCGGTAACCAAAAAGAGTGACTTGGCGGCCATCAACCTCCTAAAGGCAGGGGCAAAGAAAATAACAGATGGCAAGAGTTAAAGACCTAGTTGTAAATATTGGGGCAAGTACCAAGGGCTTAAACAAAGAATTGGGCAAGGCCCGGACTGCGTTTAGTCGCACGTTTGGCAACATCCAAAAAATGGGATCAAGCCTTACGAAAAGCGTAACGCTTCCCTTGGCAGCCATTGGCGGAAGTGCAGTTAAAGTTTTTGCAGACTTTGAACAGGGGATGGCCCAAGTAAAAGCCATCTCCGGAGCCACGGACAAACAATTTAAAGCCCTTACAGCCGATGCAAAACGGCTTGGAATGGCCACACGTTTTACAGCAACTGAGGTAAGCGGATTGCAGCTTGAATATTCCAAGCTAGGATTTACAACCGAGGAAACTTTAAACGCTACTGAGGCCACCTTGAACCTAGCCCAAGCGACAGGAACAGACTTGGCCCGCGCCGCTGAGGTTGCCGGGGCTACCCTTCGCGCCTATGGTTTAGACGCTAAAGAAACCGGACACCTTACGGACGTTATGGCCAAAAGCTTTTCCAGTAGTGCGCTGGACATGGAAGCCTTTGGAACTTCAATGAGTTTTGTGGCTCCGGTAGCCAAAGCGGCGGGAGTAAGCGTAGAAGAAACAAGTGCAATGTTGGCCGTGCTAGCCAATGCCGGAATTAAAGGCAGCAAAGCCGGAACCGCGTTGCGGCGAATTTTCTCGGAACTAAGCAACGATGGCACACCACTAACAGAGCAATTTAAAAGGCTTGGCCAGGAAGGCTTAAACCTTGCAGACGCAAAAGATGAGGTTGGTAGATCCGCACAAAGTGCATTGCTGATTTTATCTGAGGGCGCGGAAAAAATCCAACCGCTAACACAGGAACTAAAGAACGCAGACGGGGCAGCCCGAGCCATGGCCAAGACCATGGACGACACCACAACGGGCCAAATTAAACTGATGCAATCCGCCATAGAGGGAGCGCAATTGGTAATTGGCGAAGCCTTGGCCCCGGCCATTACGGACTTGGCAAAGAAGATTGCAGAACTTGCCAATTGGTTTTCGCATCTTGACAAAGACACACAGAAAACAATTATTTCTTTTGCTGGCTTTGCGGCTCTAATGGGTCCGGCCATTATTGCCATCGGCAGCATTACCAAAAATGTGATGTTGTTGGGGCGGGCCTTGATGTTTATGATTCCACCCGCCGGAGCGGTAACGGCAGAACTTACAATGATGCGCACGGCGTTGTTGGGTCCAATAGGCGCGGCCTTGGCTTTTGCAGGTGCTGGCTTTGCTAGTCTCTACAATAAGATAAAAAGGGCCAAAGAAGAAACCGAGCGTTACAACAACCTTACCCGCGAAAGTGCCAAGGCTTTAAAGGCTGCCGCCAAAGCTTCGCGGGAATACCATGAAAGCGTAGACCAAACCGCCACGATAGAGGAAAAGTTGGC